GAGCAAACTCGTAGGCGCGGGCCGCCTCGGGCTCCAGTTCCTGGCCGCGCTCCATCCAGTAGGTCGCCTTGAAGTCGTCGCACGGCCGGCCGGTGATCTTCTCGGCGATCAACTGGTGGGCGTAGCCGCGCGCTTGGGTGGACGGCTTGCCGCCGGGGGTGATCAGGCTAGCGAACTCGGATGAGGTGGGGATGCCGAGGCGCAGCTTCCGCCACTCCGGGGTGCCCTGCTCGACGCTGTGGACCTTCATGCGCCGGTCGCCTTGGCGATGGCGGCGCGCAGGGCATCACCGACCGAGGACTTACCGCCGCCCAACTTCTCCATGTCCTCGATCACGGCCAAGGCGCGCGCCGATGCCGCCAGCAGGTCTGGCGCCGCCGCAATCAGCTGGCCATTAGCTTCTGTCTCCGCCGGATGGCCGGTGCCAATCCTCGCTCCAATTCGGTGAACGCCGCAGATAGTGACCTTGCCTCCCCTGGGGGTGACGCGCGGGAGGTGGCCAGGGCTATAGACCCAAGGCCCCGGCGTGTGCTGCCCGCTCATGCCTGCGGCTCCTTCTTCTTCGCCATCACCATGGTCTTGGCCCGGTCGAAGTCCGCCGCCAGCAGATCGTCCAGCGTCGCGATCTGGAAGAAGGCCAGGAACCGCTTCGTGTCGGCGCCGCGCTCGGCCATCAGGCCCACTAGCTCCTCCTTCTGATCCGGGTCGATCACCCCGCCGCCCCCGCCGGCCCGGCCGTCATCGTCCTGTCCCGTGCGGACGATGTTGAACATCATCTCGGCCAGATACCGCTTGCCGTAGGAGAGGGTGGACCCCGCCGCCTGGAGCGCGTTCCGGCCAGGGCCGGCATCGTTCGGCAGCGGCATGGAGTAGGCCTTGGAGTGGCCGGCGGAGTGGGCCAGCGTGCCGTGGACGATGAACCCGCCGGTGGGGTTGGTCTCCATGGTGAAGGACATGCTGAAGCCGTGCTTACGCATGATGGGGCGCAGGATGGCGTCCACGTCCTCCCAGGTGGCGAAGGGGATCGAGCCCTTGCCGCCCAGGGTGATGGTCCCGTTCTTCTGAACCCGCGGCATCTCCATCTGCGCCTCGTGCAGCGCCATGGTGAACTGCCGCACGCCGGCGTCGGCCACGACGTCGCGCTGGATGCGCAGCAGCACCTCCAGCTTGTTCGCGTCAATGGCCGGGTCGGTCAGGGCCTGGGCCACGAAATTCATCATGCTCTCGCCGGCGGTGTTCTCCAGCGGCTGCTGGGCGACGGCCTGGCGCTTCGGCGCGGCGAGGTCGGTGCGATCGGTCATTCTATTCTCCAGATACGGATGAATATCTCGCCGCCGGAGGCAATGCTCCGGCTTGTGAACTTCTTGCCGGTCTGCCGTCCGTAGGCAGAGGCCAGCGACTGCCAGTTGCCGCGCTCGGTGTGGGTGCCGTGGAAATCCTTCGCGTCGCCGACCTCCATCGGGCCGAACTCCGATATTTTCCGGTTCGGGCGCAGCTTCGAGGGGATCGGCACCCCCTTCAGGATCGGCCGGTGCGGGATCATCCAAGCACCCAATGCACCAGCAGCGTTGCGATACCCCAGCCGGCCACCCCGGCCACCAGGATCAGGGCGGTGGCCCGGTGGCACGGCCAGCGGTCCCCCGGGCCGGCGGTCATGTCAGCACCAGCCCGAGCCAGAGGCACGCCGGCAGGGTGACGGCGCAGGACAGGGCGGCGGCGAGACGGAGCCAGCTCATGCGCCCTGCCCCTTCGCGCGCTCGGCCAGCATGGCGTCGGCCACGGCATAGCACTGCTGGGCAATTTCCTCTGCCGTGAGGCCGGCGGCAAAGGCGCCAGGCAACAGGCCGATGGCGATGCGGTCCCGCAGCGTCATGCCCTGGCTCTGCGGCAGGTAGCCGGCCGCGACTGCGCTGGCGTCGGGATACTGCCCCTCGGCCTTCGACTGCGTGGGGTAGGCCGGCCCGCCAGCGCGAACCAACTCCCCGTGCCGGCGGGCGATGTCGCCCAGTTGATCTTCGAAGGCCATCGTCAGAACTCCTTGGGCTGCAGCAGGTGCATCAGGCCGTTCACCATCGCTTCGGCCTGGAAGCGGTCGAAGTAGACCGGCTGCCGGCCACCAAAGATCATCTCCACGCGCTTGCCGTCCATCGACACGTCGACGGGCTGGCGGCCGGTGGTGATGACCGTGAAGCCCTCGGACGGGGCGTCCTCGGCCAGCGCCTGGGCGACGGCGGCGGTGTCCGGCTGCTGCACGGGTAGGGCGGCCTGCCGGGCGCTGGAGAGGCCCGTGGGCGGGTTCGCGGGCGCCGGGATATGCGAGGGGAGCGTGTCGTTGGCCATGTGGCCTCCTGGTGGTGCTACTGGACCGGCTGGCCCATGGAGGACCGGGAGACGCATCCCCCGGCACCCGATGGGTCAGGCGTAGGCGGCGGCGTTCTGCTCGTGCAGGGCGGCCAGGCGGCGCTCGCAGGCGGCCAGCCACTCGGGCTCATTGTTCGCGCCGTCCCAGGACAGCACGCCGCACACGATGTGCGACCCACGCACCGGGTTGTCCCGCAGGATGCAGGCGACGCCACGGGTCAGGTTCTCGACGCGCTGTTCATAGGTCAGGTTTTCGGTCATTTTGGGGCATCCTCTGCGGCGTTTCGGTGTCCCCATGGTTGTGGGCCAGCCCAACGGCAGCGTCAACAGGAAAATGTGGGGCAGCCCCACAAAATCGTTGACGGGGTGAGCGGGCGCGGCGACTATCGGGGCATGTCAGAACACCCCCTCACGCACATCTTTGTCGCTGCCGGCGGCACCTCGAAACTGGCGGCGGACTTGGGCATCCACCATTCCTCGCCGTATTCCTGGCGCGCCGTCCCGCCGCAGCATGTGCGCAAGGTGGCGAAGCTGACTGGCATCCCGCTGCACGAGCTGCGGCCGGACCTCTACGAGGCGCCGCGCCGCCGCAAGCCGCGCGCGCCGCAACCCAGCATCAAGGAATGAACCATGAGCGATACCCCTCCCGGCCCCGGGCACAACGGCATCTCCCCCGCCATGTTCCTGGAATTCTACGGCCAGATCCGCAAGGAGAAGCGGAAGGTGGACGAGGCGACCGCCGGCTACCGGAACGCCCGGAAGCGCGCCGAGACCGCCGGCGTCAACCTGAAGGCCCTCGCCTTCATGGAGAAGCTGGCGAAGATGGATGACGATGAGGCCGCCAGCCACCTCCGCACCTCCATGCGCTACGCCAGCTGGGCCGACCTGAAGATCAGCCAGCAGCCCGACCTGCTGGAGCCGGGCGACATCGCCGTGCCGGAGAAGGCCATGGCCGAGCACCGCGAGAGCATCGCCGAGGATGCCGGCTATGCGGCGGGCAGGCAGGGCGCCGACCGCAGCGAGAACCCCTACCCGCCGGGCTCCCCCTTCGCGGCGAAGTGGGACCAGGGCTGGGGCGACGGGCAGCGCGTCATCGCCATGGAGATGGGGCCGGACGGCAGCGGGGCGAAGAAGGTCAAGGGCAAGAAGGGCCGCGGCGCCGAGATGGGGCCTGGCTGATGGCCCTGGCCCGCGATCTGGCCGCGCTCGGCTGGTCGGGATCTGAGCTGGCCCGGCACTTATGCGTCGGGCCCACTTACGTCCGGGAATGGGTCAACGGGGAGCAGCCGCTGCCGCCAGAGGTGGCCGACTATGTGGCCGCCTGCCTCACTGCCATCTCCGCGATCCACCCGCCCCGCGCAAGGCGAACCAATAACCTGAAATACGCCTGGGAGGCCGCCTGATGCCCTACACCCCACGCCCTGGCTCCGTGCTGGCCCTGGACATCGCCACCCGCACCGGCTGGGCCTATGGCGCCCGTGGCGACAAGCCCCTCCATGGCGTACTGACGCTGCCCACCCCGGCCCTGGGCATCGGTGCCACCGGCGCCGCCTTCAATGACGGCGTAGCGGACCTGCTGACTGTCCACCAGCCGGCCCGCATCGTGGTGGAGATGCCCTTCTTCCACGCCGCCGGGTCGCCGATCACCATCGAGACCCTGCTGGGCCTGAACATGATGGCCCACGTCATGGCCTACCGCTGGGATCTGGCCATTGAGAAGGTGCCCGCCGTCACCTGCCGCAAGGCGATGCTTGGCCAGACGCGGTTCGGCGGGCGGAAGCAGGGCAAGGATGCCGTCATGGCCTGGTGCCGCGCTCAGGGCTGGACGCCGCACGACGACAACGCGGGCGATGCCCTGGTGCTCTGGGGCCACGCGGTCGGCTATCGGCCGCTGGTGGTGGCGTTCTGATGCCGGAGAACAGGGCTGGCGCCGATGCGCGCGACAACCTAGAAAGAGATCGGCCCCACCCCGGCAAGGGTGAGGCCGATGAAACGAGCCGGGGGCGGCTCGGTGAGTTGGGGGAGGCGAGCCCCTTACCTGCCATGCTCCCTGGTTCTCCGCAAGAGGAGACCGACTTGAGCATTCGCGTCATGGATCTGGTCTGGAAGCGTTTCCCAGGCTCCGGGTCCGAGCTGCTGGTTCTGCTGGCCTGCGCCGATTGGGGCAACGACCAGGGCGGCCGCGTCTATCCATCAATTGCCGGGCTGGCGACCAAGGTGCGCGTGAGCGAAAGCCAAGCCCGCCGGGTTCTCCATGGCCTGATCCGGGATGGCTGGGTGCATGTCGTCGCCAACGCCTACGGCGGCAAGCCGGGCACGACACGGCAATATCAGATCGACCTCGGCAAGCTACGCGCCCAGCCGGCGCTTGATATCACGACTAGCGCCGATGCGACCCCTGCCGATGACACCCCTCGCATGGATGCGCAAGACGGGTCGCATGGGTGCGAAGGAGGGGTGGCGCCGGTGCGCGAGACGGCTGGCGCCCATGACACCCGAACCGTCAAGGAACCGTCAAGAGAACCGTTAGAAGAACCACACGTGCCTCCGGCGGCGCCGAGCGTGCCCGCCCTCCCTGAGCATGATCACCTGGACGATGCGCGGCTGATCTGGAACGAGATCTGCGGCCCGGTGCTCGGCGGCGTGCTGCGCCTATCGGATACCCGCCGCAACCTGATCCGCGCCCGTATCGCCGAGATGCCCGGAGCCGGCGCGTGGTCGGCCTACTGCCGGCGCATCGCCGCCAGCGACTTCCTGGCTGGGCGGGTGAGCGGCCGCAGCTGGCGCGCCACCTTTGACTGGTGCCTCAAGGCCAGCAACGCCCTCAAGATCCAGGAGGGCGCCTATGACAACCGGCGGGATGACGGGCGCACCGCTCAGGACCGCCGCGCCTGGGCCATGGACGAGATGGCCAACATGCGGAAGCCCACCGGGCCGATCGACCCGTTCGAAGACGGACGGCCAATCATCGAAGGAGACTGGCAGCCATGAGCCGCAACCTACCCGCCACCACCGCCCGCCAGGGTGCCGTGGTCGCTGCCCCCAGCATCCCGCCCATGCCGCGGCTGTCGCCCCTGCTGGACAGCGTGGTGCGCGACGTGACCGAGGGGACTGCCGGAGCCCCCGTCTGGGTGCCGCCCCGCCTGCAGCCCATCCTGGCAGCCGAGGCCAAGCGTGCCGCCGACGTGATCGAGCGCCGGCTGAACCCCGCCACCTGGGAGGATTGGAAGGATTTCCTGCTGCCCCTGGTGGCGACGGTCGAGTTCAGCCCCTCCAAGGCGGACTTCGCGGCGGCCCTGACCACCTTCGCCGAGAACCTGGACGTGCCCGCCCACCTGCTGACCGCTAGCCGGCGGCGCCAGGCGGTGGCGCACTTCCAGAAGTTCCCCACCGGCCCATCCCTGCTGGCGTTCTTCGGCCCGGCCGCCCGCGAGGAGCGCGAGCAGCTGCGGGCCCTGCGCCAAGTCGCCTCCCGTTCCGAGGCGGGCCCGGAGCAGTACGTGGCCAGCGAGGAGGCCAAGGCGGCGGTGCGCGCCAAGGCTCAGGCCTTCCGCAATGAGGTGGCCGCCCGGGAGCGCCGGGCCGAGCCGGAGGTTCAGCGCAAGCCGCTGCACCTGACGCCAGCCCAGGAGCTGGCCGCCATGCGCGAGGTCGCGGATCGCAACCCTGGCCGGGAGGGTGATGCCGCCCGGTTCCGTGTCCGGCAACTGGAGGAAGGCGCATGACCATGCCTCCCGAATTCCGCGCCATGGCCGAGAAGGGCCCGAAGTATCAAGCCTATCTCCGCGCGCGAGAGGCATTCCTCGCGGCTAAGTTCGCGCCCTTTGAGGTGAAGCAGCCGCTGGAGGTGGCTTTGCAAGAAGCAATATCGGACGCCCGCGTGGAGGCGTTCGCGGCTCAACTCCATTGGGCCTTCAGGTTGTCGCCGCCTTGGGATGCGGAAGGAGCAAGCGCATGACCGCCACCGAAGCCCGCGCCATCGCCGAGCAGCGCCGCAACGCCTACCAGCTGGGCTACGACGACGCCCGCGCCGCCAACAGCCCATGCCCGCCCAACGGGCCGGGGTATCTCGCCTACCTGGACGGGTACAACGACGCGAAGGGGGATCTGCGGTGAAGCATCGCGACCTGGTCGCCAGCGCGCTTTGCGCCAGCGCCACGAACTCCCGCGACAACATGGAGGCCGCCGACCGGGTGCTGGCCGCCTTTGAGGCCGCCGGGCTGGTGCTGATGCCCGCCGAACCCTCCGTCCGCCTGCGCCACGAGGCCACCAAGGGCGTAACCGGCATCACCGCCGCCGCCTTCGGCACCATGTGGCGCAACCTCGTCACCTTCGCCCGACAGCAGGACCGCTGACCATGAACGAGATGAACACGGCGGCTGTGGCGTTGGAGGCGCTGAAGACTGACCTCAAGGACGAGGTCAACTTCGACATCAACACGCGCGTGAACAAAATGCCGGAAAGCGTGGTCGATCAAGTGATTGATCTTCTGGCAGAGCGCGGACTGCTGAACCGCGCCGCGCTGAGCACCCCCGCCACCACGGGGGAGGGGGAGCGCATCCACCAAGCGCCACCTTTCAACACGATGAAAGGCATGCAGTTCTACGCCGAGGACAGCGATGGTCAGTGGTACTACGTCAACCACGCATCGACATGGCAGACCATGCCAGCCCTCGCCGCCCTGCCCACCAGCAGCGGGTGGGAGGCTGGGGCGGAGGCGATGGAGCGCGGGCTCCGGGCCTACATCGCCGGCCTGGAGGCGGCAGCAAAGCTGATCGAGGGCTATCCGTATTGGCTTGGAGGTGGCGCCAAGGCTGAGATTGCTGCCGCCATCCGCGCCCTGCCCCTCCCGCCGCCGCCGTCGAGGGAGGGGGCGTGATGCCGGTCTATCAGGTCCATGGCTACGAGCTAACCAGCGTCACCGGGCAAGTCACGGCCGACACGCCAGAAGAAGCGGTCGAGAAGGCATGGAATGGCGAATGGGACGCCGGCGGTTCGGCAACAGGAAACGGGATCGGCATCGACACCGAGCCAGCCGGCAACACCCGCCGGAGGTCGTGGCGTGCTGACGAGATGGAGGGGGCTGGGGAATGACGCACGATCCGAAGCTGCGCCAAGCGGTCGGCCGCGCGATCCGGGACGCCAATACCCTCCTCGGTTGGGACGAAGCAGCCACCGCCGCCCTCGACGCCACCTTTGCCCACCTGAAGGCCGCTGGGTGGGTGGTGGTGCCGGTGGAGCAGGCCGACGCAGGGTCGGACGCTTTGGCCCGCCGCAAGATCATCACGGACATGATCCGTGCCGACCATCAAGCCGCCCGCCCCGGAGCCCAGCCATGACCGACACCATCCTCGCCATATGCGCCATCGCCATAGGGGTGGCCGGGTATGCCGTCGGCTACCTGCACGCCATCACGGATAGCCTCCGGTATGCCCCCGAATGTAAGAACGTGCCAGAGCGCAACGACAGTCTCACGGCGTCTCAAAACCCGAGAAACCCCATATAGCATAAGGGCCAAACGCCCCTACCATGCGCCGCATCACGGCGAATTAGCTTGACAGGTTTCCGCGCAATATGGCTGCCTCGCGCGCGGCCTTTTCAGAGAGGGCCCCTCCCCCCGTGTCGCGTAAGAAACAGCGTTCCGACTTAACGGCACCCATCGACGGCCTCACCCCCAAGGAAGCCGCCCTGGTCCGCGTCACCGTCGAAGCCGCATCCGACGGCATCGAACTCACCCGAGAACAGGCCGGAACCCTTGCCGGATATGGCACCGGCGAGGTCGCTCGCGCCTCCGCATCACGAGCATTCGGCCGCCCCGAAGTCCGCAGCGCACTCATGAAAGCCATGCGGGAAGTAGCGGGGGTGGACGCGGCCGCCTCGTACGCGCTGTTACGACACGTCTCCTCGCGGGGCCGCAGCGAGCGCACCAGGGTGGACGCAGCCCTGGCGGTGGCCCGCATCGGTGGCCTGGACACCCCTCAGGTGGTGGGTGGAGGCGCGGGCGTGGTGCTCAACCTGCAGATCGGGGGAGGTGCTGGCACACTGCTGGCACAGCGCATGGCCATGGTGCCTCAGCCCCTTATGCAGCAAGGGTTCAGCGGGGGTGCACAACCCCTGATCGAGGGGATGCGGGCTGACCAGGCCGAGGCACCCCCTGCCCCCCCTCGACCCAAGGCGGCTGCCAAGCGGGGGGTGGGGGGAAAAACCGGCGCGTCAGTTCCCTCTACGTCCCCCCCGCGTAATTCCCCCCCCAAAACCCCGAGGGCCAAGAAATGACCGATACCCAGGTTCTCGCGCTTTCGGTGGGCTGGCTGATGGTGTGGGTGCCGCTTGGCATGGTGCTCGCCTGGTGGCTGCAGCGGCGTTCTGAGCGGCTGTATCGGCGGGACATGGCTCGGCTTGCGGCGGAGGAGCCATTCGCTGACCCGTATTTCGATGCGGTGGATCGGATGATCCTGGAGCGCGATCTGGCGGAGTGGAAGAAATGACCGCGACCGTGGAGGCGCTGCTAGGCTACGGGCTGTTCTCTTCCTGGGTGGCGGGGTGGCTGTGGCTGCTGGGGTCGGAATTTTTTGCTGCCAGGAAAGGGCGCGGGACATGAGCGAGTTGGGGAAGGCGCTTAATGCGCTGGAGGCCGCGGGCAGGGCGGATGACTTGGTGGCCTGGCGCGCGGCCCTGCGGTCGGGGCTGGTCATCCTCGTGGAGCGGGCTCGCCAGGGGCTGGCGGAGGCGGAGAGGCAGCGGGCTGTGGCCGCGCGCTGTCTGGCCGATGCTGAGCGGCAACTGGCTGGGCATGACGAGGACGCGGCATGAGCGAGGACACGGCATCCCGGGGCGGCCCGGGCGAGACGTGGGACGGGCGTCGTCATGGCCCGCCCTCTGCCCCTGTTCCTGAGCCGCTGTCGGGGGAGCCGGATGCGGAGGAGTGGGGGGAGGCGATGCGGACGGCGCGGGAGGAATATCCCAAGGCCAAGTCGGTCGAGCTGTGGTGGCGCCTTGGCGTATTCGTGGCCATGGTGCGCGAGCGCGGCCGGGTGTCGGTCGTGAACATCCCACGCCGTCGCGCGCGGCACCCCCGTGGCTGACATTGCCCCGATCGACATCCGGCTGGACGGCCACACGCTGGAGATGTTCCTGGCGCACGGCGCGCCGGCGAAGTTCATCCAGGGGCCGGTGCGGTCGGGCAAGACCACGGCGGTGATCCGGGCGCTGCAGGTCAATGCGCTGATGATCCAGCCGCCCAACCGGGACGGCATCCGGCGGCGCAAGACGGTGGTGGTGCGCAACACCTACAAGCAGCTGATCGACACCGTTATTCCCTCGGTGCGGGAGGCGATGCCGGAGAACATCTGGGGGCCGATCAGCACATCGGGCCGGCCGCGGCGGATGATCCGCATCCCGGGGGTGGAGTGGGAGTGGCTGTTCTACGCGGCGGACAAGGCCGAGGACGTGCAGGACTTCAAGTCGCTGGAGGCCAGCGACATCTGGCTGTCCGAGTACCGCTACATCCCCCGCGAGATCGTCATGGTGGCGCCGGAGCGCGTGGGGCATTTCCCGCCGAAGAGCGCCGAGGGGTGCTGGCAGGGCCAGGTTATGGGGGAGACGAACGCCCCCATGGAGGACCACTGGTCGGCGATCATGAGCGGCCAGCAGCCGATCCCGGAGGGGCTATCGCAGGCGGACAAGCTGTCGCTGCAGAAGCCTGCGGGGTGGGAGTTCTTCATCCAGCCGCCCGGGCTGATCGAGCTGAAGGACGGCGACAAGGTGGTGGGGTACACCCAGAACCCGGCCGCCGAGAACGTCTCGAACCTGAACGACCCCTGGTTCTACCAGAACACCTACGGCGGCAAGAACGAGGGGGAGCTGCGCACCGACTACCTGAACAAGCCGGGGCGGGCGCGGGCTGGCAAGCCGGTCTGGCCGGCCTTCAGCGAGCGGCTGCACAAGGCGGAGCGGGATCTGGAGCCGGTGCAGGGGCACGTCATCGTGGTGGGCCAGGACTTCGGCCGGACCCCGGCGACCGTGTTCGGCCAGTACGTCGGCGGGCAGTGGCTGATCCTGGACGAGTTCTGGGCGGAGAACGTCGGCGCGGTGGATTACGCCGATCGACTGAAGCCCTTCATGGGCACCCGCTTCCCTGGCTACCGCTTCGCCATGTTCGGCGATCCGGCCGGCGAGCAGAAGAGCCAGTCGGACGACAGCACCCCCATGCTGATGTTCCGGGCGCGCGGGCTGCGGATCCTGCCGGCGCCGACCAACGACGTGTCGGTTCGCCTCAATGCCGTGGACCAGCTCTTCCGCCGGGTAGGCGAGGAGGGGCCGGCCATCCTGATCTCCCCCCGGTGCCAGGCGACGCTCGCGGCGGTCGGCGGCGGCTACATGTACCGGCGGATGCAGATGGCCGGGGAGCACTACAGCGACGTGCCTGACAAGGGCCGCCACTCGCATATCGCCGATGCCCTGCAGTACCTCGTCATCGGCGGCGGCGAGGGGCGCGCGCTGCTGACCTCGGTCGGCGCCGAGAACCGTGGTGCTATCCGGCAGCCCGGCGGCTATGCCCCCTCTCGCCCCAGCCATGCCCCGGCGGCCCGCATCGGGAACCGCGGCTGGCAGGGCCTCAACCGGAGACGCTGATGCCTGTCCCCAATGCCCTGGGCCTGACGCCCAAGGAATGGTTTGTCGTCTTCGAACCCAAGACCTCGATCTGGTGGAACCGCTTCCTGCGGCCCGGCTTCGGCCACTGCTTCATGTTCGGCTATCTGCCGCTGGAGGAGGGGCGAGGCATCTACCAGTTCTTCGAACCGCTGACGACGGGCGGGTTTATGGGCGTGGCTCCCCATGAGCATGTGCTGGAGTGGCGCACTAGGGCGGCGCTAGGCCAACTGCGCATTCTCCAGATCGAGGCGCCGAATGTAGAGGCGGTGCGGCCGCGCTTCATGGTTACTTGCGCCGGCGCGGTCGGTTTCATGCTAGGCCTGCCGCGCCTGCCGGTGACGCCGCACGGGCTGTATTGGATGCTGCGCCGCCGTGGCGCTCGCGAGATAGGGATGTTGCCAGATGGGTGGAGCACCGAAAGTAGCAGCGCCGGCGGGGCCGACCCCGGAGGAGCTGGAGCAGCAGCGGCTTGCGGAGCAGGCTGCGAAGGATGCGGCGGAGCGTGCGCGTGTGGAGAAGGCGCAGGCGGAGGCGAAGCAGGCCGCCGAGACACGAGCGATCGGGGCTGGCCTGCGCGGCCGGCGCTCACTGCTTAGCGCGGCGGGCGGCGAGGGCGGGTTCACGGGGCTGGGAGGGGTCTGATGGCGCGCGGTCGGGGTGAGGCGAAGGCGCTTGAGCGCGCCCGCGGGGTGGATCAGCCCAGGGCGCCGATGGTGGAGCGCGATCCCGGCGCCGACCGCCTGCGCCGCCGGTTCGATCGGGCGGAGGCGACGCGCCGCC